TAGGGAGTGCGCTCTTTTCGACATTGTGCGCGGGCACAGCCCTGATTGCGAAGTTGGGGGGCACTGCCATCTACAACACGGTGGCATATCAGGGTGCTGCGTTTCCCTACGTGTTGTTTTTCAAGGCCGCAGGCGTAGAGGCAAACACATCGCCTCGGCGAGTGCGCAAGTTGGTCTATGCGGTGAAGGCAGTAGCGCAGGATGATCTACAGGAAGCGGGAGAGATCGATGATCTGATAGACTCTTTGCTTCACGAACAGACCCTAACTGTAGCGAGTTGGGGAACGTACTGGTCTGCCCGAGACGGAGACATCTCGTATGCAGAGCCAGGCGAGGGGGGCGTGACCTATTTCCATCGAGGCGGTATGTACAGGGTGTGGTTGGCGGGGGCCTAGCACGGGAGGTGCACAATGGCGGTAACAGACCGCATCACAGGGAAGAATGTCTATATCAAGTTCGACTTGCAGGAACTGCACGCAGACTTCACCAACATCACAGTCAACGAGGAGAGCGGGGAGGTCGACCTGACGGGAGGCGCGGACGACGACGCCTACTTCGAGTCCACCTTCCGCAGTGGTACCATCGACTATGAGTTGTTCTACAACTCCGGGACCGCGCAGTCTGAATTTGACGCGGTGCTGCCAGGGTCGGCAGGGTCTCTGGTCATCGGCCCCAAGGGGACGACGGCGACGTATCCGAAACTGTCCTGGACGCGCGTGATAACCAGGAGTCGCCGGTTGACCCTGCCCTTTGCAGGGGAGTCGAAGGTGAGTGGTACCTTCCGAGTCTCTAGCGCGATAGCTCGCGGGACCTGGCCCTGAGATCACTTGAGGACTGACGAGTGAGTCGCGAAGAGGGGCAAACGACGGAGCTTGAGATCAACGGGAAGAAAGTCACCTTGCGGGCCAGGCTGCCCGCGAGGGACTCCTGGGCGATCTTGGAGCTTCTGCGGACGGGCTCGGAGGATGAGGAGCCTAGCTTTGACGACGAGGCTCGCCTGCTGAGCGTCGCAGTGCTGTCTTGGGAGTTCGAGGGCGATCCTTCCGATCCCGGGGCCTACGCGGGCCTTGCTATTTTCTCAGAGTTCCTGCCATTGAGGGACGCCGTAGGTAGGTACCTGAATAGAGGGTTGCTCCCGCAAGGCGGTCTCGACATAGCTACCTACCGAGCCCTGACGCAGGGTGCACCTATGCCCTGGGAAGCGACCAAGTGGCTGTTGGTCCTGAGAACTGGGTGGACGCTAGAGTATATCGACTCACTCGACTGGAAAGACATCATGGAGGGCCTCGCTGTTCTGGCTGGACTTGATGCTGCAAAGAACGCATAAGGAGGGGCTATGCCTACTATCAATGGCAAGGAAGTAGTGTTCAAGGGGAAGCTCACTGCTAAGGAGTGGTGGCCATTACTGCCGAAACTCGTGGGCCTGGGTGCGGGCAATTGGCTGGAAGTCCTGGATTTCGATACGGTCTGCAAGATCGTGGCAGGAAGTGTCCAATCTTGGGAGTTCGATGGCGATCCTTCTGATCCTGAGTCCGTCGCAGGGTTGGATGCCTTCGCTGAGTTGCTGCCATTGCTCACGGAGTTCTCATCTCTCCTCCCGGATCGTGTAACTCCAAAGGAACCGCCGCCGGGGATCGGGTAGGTCTCTTTTCTGAACACGTCGGTGTTGGGGGGCTGGCCGAATGGAAGGTGTGAAGCGACAGTGAGAAGACGGAGACATACGGCATGACAGAAACCGTAGCTAGTGTTGCCGTAGCGATCGGTGCTGACCTGACTGGGCTTTCGGCTGGACTTGCTCAGGCCCAAAGCAAGATCAAGGCAGTCGGCGACAAGCTGGGTGACATTGGCAAGCGTCTGACTACGTTTGTGACAGTCCCCATCATAGGTCTTGGCGTCGCCGTAACCAAGATGGCGATAAACTGGGAGTCCGACTTTGCTGGTGTGGAAAAGACAGTGGACGGGACTGCCGAGCAGTTGGCCGCCTTGGAAGACCAACTCCTGCGAACGTCGCGGCAGATACCCATCACTCCCGAACAGATCGCCAAGATCTCCGAATTGGGTGGCCAGCTTGGAGTTCAGATAGGGGATATAGACGCCTTTGCTCAAGAAATCGCCAAACTGGGCGTTACGACCGATCTGGGCACAGAGCAAGCCGCGATGGGGATGGCTCGGTTCATCAACATCACCCAGAAAGTGGCACCGGAGGGCGCGACCTTCATAGACCAGACGAAGGCCATCGGCGCAACCCTCGTGGATCTCGGAAACAATTTTGCGGCGACCGAAAGCGAGATCATGGAGTTTGCGATGCGCATCGCTGGCGCGGGAAGCATCGTGGGACTGACTCAGGCCGAGATACTCGGATGGTCAGTGGGCTTGGCGAGTATGGGCATCAATGCTGAGGCGGGCGGCACAGCAATCAGCCGGGTATTCCTGGAGATCAGCAATGTGGTTCAGGGTGCCACGGGATCTGTGATTGACAACTCCGAGGCAATCGAGAAGGGCCAAGCGAAGATCGACAAATGGACTCAACAACTCCTGGTGGCAAAGCTGCGCCAGAGCGAGTTCACAGACAAAACTAAAGAATCCACCCGGGCAAGCAATGAGTTCACGATCGAGAACTTGACCGCACAGATCCGAGATCAGGAGAGCGCGTTGGAATCCTTGACTGCGGCCCATGGAGATGCGGCAGGCGCCGGCGAGAAGATGGCACTGCTCACCAGGGTTGCCGGGGTCTCCGTCGAGGAGTTCAGCTTCCTGATGAAAGAGAACGCCAGCAAAGCCACGGCCATGTTCGTTGCCGGTCTTGGAAGGATGCGAGACAGTGGGGAGAACATACTACCGATCCTAGAGGCGCTGGGATTTAGCAACGTCAGGATTCAAGACACGGTACTGCGTCTCTCCAGCTCCACAGACGTTCTTGATAAAGCCTTGGGCGCTTCGGGCGAGGCTTATGAGGACATGAATGCTCTGAACGTCGAGGCCGCCAAGCGGTTCAAGACTACAGAATCTCAGATTCAGATTGTGCGCAACACCTTTCACTACCTGGGTGTGGTTCTAGGCAAGCAAGTTCTGCCCGTCATAATCGATGTCCTGGGTAAGGTGGGGCCGCTCGCAGAGAAGTTCGCGGAGTTCATCAAGGCTCGTCCCGACATAATCCAGTTTGGCCTCGCCGTAGCAGGCGTAGCGGCGGCGGCTGGGCCACTAGCGATGGGCCTCGGGGTTGTCCTGCCTTTGATTGGTGCTCTGATCTCGCCGCTGGGATTGGTTCTCGCTGGTGTGGCGGCTTTGGTAGTTGGGTTCGTGAAGGCAGAGGGAGGCATAGTCCCGGCCATCGAAGCCGTCATAGACAAAGTGAAGGGTATCGCAAAGGCAGTGAAAGCAGGCGACTGGCCAGCTGTCTGGGAGGAGCTCAGAGGGATAGGAGATACCATCGTAAGTATCATAGGTGGTTGGATAGACACGGCGAAGCGGGTCGTCGGAGAGAAGTGGGAGGGATTCAAGACCAACGTCGCTGGGAAGTGGGCAACACTGAAAGATGTTTTCACCGCCGAGGGATGGGTCGCCGCGATTGAGACAGCCCTGGGCTTCGCTGGCATAGAGATTGATTTCAGCGAACTGATAGAGAATCTGAGGCCCAAGTGGAATGCAGTCAAGATGATCTTTGAGGAGAAGGGCTTTATTGAGGCTGTCCAGACTGCGCTTCTCTTCGCTGGTGTGGTCGTCGATTTCAGTGCGCTGGGTGCAAAAGTAGAGGCTGCCTGGAATGATATGTGGTTGGGCAAAGAGATACCTGGCGTGGTTTGGGAAGCGGGTGAACTGAAGCCGCTAAGAGAGGGGGGCCTGAAAGCTACCATCGTCAGTATCGGTGCCCAAATTCCTGGGTGGATAACTGAGGGTCTTCAGGCTGGCACTGATTGGCTGGCGGGGATCACTGAGCGCGGCGTGGAGTGGGCTGAGAGCGCCGAGACACAGGAGGCCCTTGAGGCCATTGGATACAAGATCGCTGGAGGTATCTTTGCTGGAATCGAAGCACTCTTCTCAGATACAGAAGAAGGCGAGCGATTAGCGGAGGTTCTTGCTGGAAACATCGGCCAGGCACTGACTAACCTAGGTGATATGTTCATTGCAATCGGCAAGGGGATAGCTAAGGGGATTGCACAGGGTGTTGTAGATCAATTCGCCAGTGAAGAAACGCGCGAAGCGTGGTTTGAGGCTGCACGCAAAGCCATAGAGATACTCGCCGAAAAAATCAGGGTACTCACACGTGCCCTGATTTGGAAACAGGAATGGAAGGAACTCTTGCCTTTCACTACTGAAGGATGGGGCGGGGGTGAGCCAGAGGGCGTTTCGAGCTTCCAGCGGGGCGGCATCGTGGGCAGAGGTGGCCTGGCCCTTGTTGGCGAGGCTGGCCCAGAACTAGCCTGGCTCCCTCGCGCGACGCGAGTAACTCCTGCTGCCGAAACGCAAGAGCTGTTGGCTGGGCGAGGACAGCCACAGATTAGCCTTGTGCAGCACTTCTACGGCCGAGCAG